GCCGTGTTCTGTACGCAAGACCAGACTTACATGTGGCCTGCCGGCGCGCGTATTCAAACGCTCGGCCCGACGGGCGATTTCGTCTATGTCCTTGGCACGCAGTCCGAAGTGCCGATCATCACGCAAGATGACGACTACCTGTCCTTGGAAGACGGCAACCCCGTCCCGGCACAGCAGCGTCCGATCCTGCTTGATGACTCAACTTTTTTCCGCGACCCGTCAACGAACGTGTCGTACGGCATTAAGTTTATCAACCAACTGCAATACAACAACATTGCGGTTAAGACCGTGCAGAGCACTTATCCGCAGGTCATGTTTGTAAACAACACGTTTCCAGACATTTCCATGTCGGTCTATCCGGTGCCGAACCGGGTGCTTGAGTTCCACTTCATTTCGGTGCAGCGATTGCTGGACCCCGCGTCCCTCAGCACTGAAATCCTCATGCCGCCGGGCTACCTGCGGGCGTTCCGCTACAACTTGGCGCTTGAGTTGGCGCCGGAGTTTGGCGTCGAGCCTGCGCCTGAAGTGCGTCGCGTAGCGATGTACAGCAAGCGCAATCTCAAGCGCATTAACAACCCCTACAACGTCATGGCGATGCCTTACAGCATCATCGCCCGTCGTAATCGGTACAACATTTACGCCGGTAACTTTTAATGAAAACGCCGATCCTGGGCTCGTCTTACGTTGCACGCAGCGTAAACGCCGCCGACGCTCGGATGGTGAATCTCTACCCAGAGGTCATCCCCGAGGCTGGCAAGGAGCCGGCGTACCTTCAGCGGTGCCCCGGCTTGCGGCAGTACATGGAGGTGGGCTCTGGCCCCATCCGTGCGCTGTATCCTTTGGGAGACAGCCTGTACGTCGCCTCGGGCAGCGAGTTCTACAAGGTTGACGGTAACTTAAATGTTACCAAGCTCGGCGACATTACGGGCAGCGGTCCGGTGTCGATGGCGGACAACGGTATTCAAATCTTTGTAGCCTGTAACCCTGATGGATACATCTACAACAGCAATACCAACGTCTTCCAAAAGATCACTGACCCTGACTTTCCCGGCGCGGTGACGGTCGGCTACCTAGACGGCTATTTCGTTTTCAACGAACCGAACAGCCAGCGCATCTGGGTGACGGCGCTGCTCGATGGTCTTTCCATCGACCCGCTTGACTTTGCAAGCGCCGAGGGCTCACCGGACGGCTTGGTGTCGATCATTATCGACCACCGCGAGGCGTGGCTATTTGGCACGAACTCGGTCGAGGTCTGGTACAACTCCGGCAACCCCGACTTCCCGCTGGAGCGCATCCAAGGCGCCTACAACGAAATCGGCTGCTTGGCCCCTTACTCGGTCGCCAAGCTTGACAACAGTGTGTTCTGGCTCGGCTCAGACGCTCGCGGTCAGGGTGTTGTATACCGGGCGCAGGGCTACCAAGGCGTGCGCGTCTCGACCCATGCGGTTGAGTTCGCCATCCAGCAGTACGCCAACATGTCCGACGCGCTGGCGTACACGTACCAGCAAGACGGCCATGCGTTTTACGTACTTATCTTCCCGAGTGCTGAAACCACATGGGTATACGATGCCGCAACCGGCGCGTGGCATGAGCGGGCGGGGTTTGCTAAAGGCAAGTTCAAGCGCCATCGCTCTAACTGCCATGCTCGCTTCAAAGGCCAGCCGGTTGTTGGCGATTATCAAAACGGCAAGCTCTACCAGTTCGACCTGCGGTACTTCCGCGACGACGAACAGGAGCAGCGTTGGATGCGCCGCTGGCGCGCGCTGCCGACAGGCGCCAATAATTTGACGCGTACCATCCATCACCAGTTGCAGTTGGACTGCCAGACCGGTGTGGGTGGACTGTACGACGACCCGTCGTTCCTTGCGCAGCAGGCGCCAGGTTTGGTGTTGCAGCAAAACAACAGCAGCATTATTGTTGAGGGCGAGCCCAACAATAGCGTACCGCTACCGCAGGTCATGCTGCGCTGGTCGGACGATGGCGGGCATACGTGGAGCCATGAGCGATGGGAGTCGCTTGGGCCGATTGGCGCCACCCAAACGCGCGTCATCTGGCGACGGCTTGGCGCAACGCTAAAGTCCCGCGACCGGGTGTACGAGCTCACAGCCGCCGATCCTATGGTAACGGCTATTATGGGCGCTGAACTGCGGCTCTCGCCGACGGCAGCCTAATGAGCAATACGACCAACATTCCCGCACCCCGCGTCCCGTTCATAGACGAGCGGACGGGCCTCATTTCGCGTGAATGGTTCCGGTTTCTCAACAACCAGTTTCAGTTGACCGGCGGCGGCACGACTCAGATCACCACGGCTGACTTAGAGTTGTCGCCGTCTTTGGCCTCAACAACCGAAGATGTGGTGCCTGAGCTTCAAAAGGAAATACAAGCTCTCAATCTGGCCCCGCCCCCTGCGCAGATCGTACAAGCCAATTACGGCATGTTCTACGACACCACGACGCAGATACCGGCTGGAACTGGCACTGCTTACGCCATCACCTTTAATACGACAGCATTTAGCAGAGGCATCCGTCGAGGTTCAACCACCTCGCAAATCTTCATTCAAAATCCTGGTCTTTATAACTTTGCGTTTTCTCTCCAGTTGGACAAAACGTCGGGCGGCGACGGGGTTTTTGATGTGTGGTTCCGCAAAAACGGCACGGATATTGCCGACTCGGCGTCTCGCGTTCGCATCAAAGGCAATGACGCTGAAATTTTCGTTGCGGCTAATGCGTTTGTTGAAATGTCCAATGGTGATTACGTGCAATTAATGTATGCCGTAGACACAGTGGATATACGTATTCAATACTTTGCGGCGGCTGCGCCTGTGCCGGCCATACCGTCGATCATTCTTACCGTTAATCAGGTGAACTTATGAGCGTTTTTCTTTCAGCTTTTGCCGGAGCCGGAGCGCAGTTCTTCGACAACAATGGCAACATCTTGTCGGGCGGTAAGCTCTGGACCTATACCGCTGGCACCACGACGCCGCAGGCGACCTACACAGACTCGTCCGGCGGCACGCCGAACACGAACCCGATTGTGTTAAACGCCGCAGGGCGGACAGCGCAAGCCATCTGGCTGACCGAGGGCGTGTCGTACAAGTTTGTGCTGATGACCTCAGCAAACGTCGTAATCGGCACGTATGACGATATTGCCGGTGTCAACGACTTCAGCATTGAAGGGATTAACTGGTCGGACATTATTGGCACGCCGACGACCCTTTCGGGCTACGGCATCACAGACGCGCTGTCCACGTCTGCCGCTGCGGCGACTTATGCGCCGATTGCGAGCCCGACGTTTACCGGCACGGCACTGATCCCCGACAACGCGCCGTCTAGCACCAACTACCCGGTGGGCTACCGCGACGCGCCGCAGAACAGCAAAACGACCAACTACACGTTAATTGCCTCGGATGCGGGCAAGTCGATCGTAATGAACGGCAGCAGCGTCACGCTCACGATCCCGGCCAACGCGTCGGTTCCGTTTGCGGTAGGTACGGTGTTTGTTATTATCAACGTCAACTCATCGGCGCTGTCGATCGCCATTACGTCAGACACGCTGACGCTAGTTAACAGCACGACGACCGGCACGCGGACACTTGCGCAGAATGGCATTGCGACGTGCATCAAGGTTGGCGCGACCTCTTGGTTCATTAGCGGAGCAGGCTTGACCTAATGGGCGGCGCGACCTTAGCAGCACTGATTACGGGCACGACCGGCGGGGCTGGTGCGGGCGTCTATGACGCGTCTGAACCGGGCATGGGGTCGGTTACGATCCCGGCATCGGCGACGGGCGTGACGATCGAATGCTGGGGTGCGGGTGGTGGCGGTGGCTACGGCTACTTTGGCTTTATCGCACCGGGCGAGCCTGAAGTGTTCCCCGGTGGCGGTGGCGGTGGTGGTGGCTACAGCAAAACCATTTTGGTGCTTGGCGTAGGCGATCCTGGCAAAACCATCAACTTTACCGTTGGCTCTGGCGGCGCGGGGGGTACGGCGTTTAGTACGTTTGGCAACCCCGGTACGTTCAGCAACGTCTACAGCGGCACGTTTACGATTACCACCATGACCTCTAACGGCGGTAACGGAGGCAACTCCGGTCAGTTCGCCGCGCAAGGCGATGGCGGCACGGCTAGCGGCGGTAACACGACCAACACGACTGGCAACGGCGGTGCGCCTTATACGCAGGCCGGAGCAACAGGCGTGGCCGGTGTGGGATCGTTGACGGCGGGCGCTGGCGGTAACGGCGGTACATTGACGGACGGCGATGCGGGGTCAAATGGCCGTGTTCGCATGGTCTTTACTTTTCCATAAGGTGACACATGGCAGTTAACATCAAGGTCTTAATTCCGGCAAAAATTGCCGAGTCTAGCCAAACAACCCAGTACGTCGCCACGAACGTGTCAACCATTATCGACAAGTTTACGGCCACGAATTACGACACCACGGCCCGAACGATCTCGGTCAACCTTGTGACCGGCTTTGATAACGCCGGAAACCAAAATCTAATCGTCAAGGCCAAGACCTTGCTGCCGTCGGAGACGTACACATTCCCTGAGCTAGTCGGGCACATATTGGCTCCCGGTGGGTATATTTCCACGATTGCTAGCGCCGCCTCGGCAATTAACATTCGTGCTAGCGGTCGAGAAGTGTCGTGATCGTACGCAACGCGATCGCCGAGGACTTCCCGCGATACCTGCCACTGGCGCAAGCGTTTCATGCGGCGTCCCCGGTGCAT